TGTTCCTTTTTTTTCTAAAAAAATCGGCAAAACTTCTAAGCATTTCTCGAGGATTTGCAAACAGATCTGCAGAAACTCCAGCACCGAACTCTTTAAAGAGATTGTCTAAAAATTTTAACTCAGTTGCTTCAATCTCTCTAATCGTAAACAGATCATCGAATACAGTAAGGTTCTCATCTTCCAAAGACTCTTCATAATAATACTCTATGAATTGCAGAAGATTAGGATAGCTAGATTGAAAATACTCTGGAAGAACCTCTCTTACTTGAGGCCTATGAAATATATCCGATTGCCTTTTATAATCGGTAAGAGTTCTATCTCTCATGAAAGAGTTACCTTAGTAGTTTGTGTGTCTACTGTACCTTGAGCAAAAGATGATCCTGTATCAAATTTAATTACATAATTTCTCAGAGGTTTAACAGTTGCTTGGTTTGCTGGTACAGCATTGACAGTTAAAAATGATTGGCCTGATAATATAGTTTCTGGTGTAAAACCTGTTATTATCACTTTACCGCCGAGCTCATCATAAGTACCTACGTTATCTGTTAGTACTTGACCTGTAGTAATGTTTACTACTTGCAACTTATTAGAGCTAAACTTATTTCTTATCACGCACTGCTGTCCACCTTCAAATGTAAACGCACCGGTTTCAATAATAAATTCAGTAGGTGAAGGTGCCGATAACTCTTCAGGAAATTGAACTTCATAAGACAACGTGCTGTTTAAAGTGAGCTCTAATCTTTGAGTCATTTTAATTTCAGCTCTAGAAGAAACAATGAAATCACCAATATCATCAATTAGAGTAAGCATATTTGATCTTCTAAAAGTTGAATTAAATTTTTCTAAGTTATTAGTAAAATAATTTTGCACAACTTCTATAACATCTTGCTCTGCCGTAGCTAGAGTTTTACCAGTCTTATTGGGATCAAAATCAAATGAGACAATTACACTTAAGAAAGTTTCAATAGGATCAACAAATACTGTGTCTATAGAAAGCACAGCAAGATTATCAGAAAGATTTGCGACTATAGAATCTTTAACAGTTGTCTTTTGACTTTCAGTTACATTGTTAGCGAACTTAAGTGAAACATAAACTTTTCCATAATTTGCTGGAACATTATCTTGTCCTCCCCAGGAAATACAATCTTCAATCGTAGAAAATTTTGCAAGAATTTGTGCTTTATAGTCTTCTGCTGTGACAAGTCTCTGTTGAGAAGAAAACGCAATAGGTGCATTTGATCTGATAGATTCAACTGACTGTCTAACTGCTCCACTGGCTGAAGCTGACTCCGTTACAACTGTTAGAGGATATCCTACACCGAGAACTGTGAAATCAGCGGTCGGTGTAAATACAGTTCCGCCATTTGCTTCAGGTCCTAAAGTAGACAGATATGTAACTTTAATGATACTACCAACGTCAGGAGATTTACCGAAAGATGTTCCATCACCAAAATTCAATTCATATTCTCCACTTGGAGTTTCATTCAGCTGGTAAAATAAAGATTGTGCTGTAACTCTTACGGCTTCTTGTACATTAAGATATGTCTGGAAATCTGATGTTGTTGGATTTGCAAACACTGAAACTTGAGCAGTAGCAGTATCCATAGTGTTGTCAGGAATAACATATATCTGACGCTCTGAAGTTTCTCCTACTCTAAATGTCTTAGTTTTTGTAGATCCTTCATAAATCTTAATTGAAGTCTCGCCATCAGTAGTGGCAAAGTTATAAGTACCAGTACCGTCATCTGTAGCATAGTGAGCTCTAATAGTTTGAAATGTATAAGCAACTCCTCCTATCGAACTGGTAAAAGTTCTTCCAGAAGGCATGGTAAGTTGAGTAGGTCTACCTGCTACACCAGAAAGATTTAGAGATAAACTAACCTGTGCTAGAGCTGCGGTCTTAGATCTTGGAATATATCCTAATGTTTGTGCATGAGAAACGACAGATGATCTTAACTGAGCAGTATTTAAAAATGCCTCATTTAAAGCAAAGTTTGCAGTGAGAGCATTATAATGCGTGTTGTATGCTAGAACGTCAAGAATGTTACTTAATCCTGCAGCCTCAAAGTCGTAATCAGTAAATTCAGTTTGATTTGCTAAAAATGTTTTGAGATTATTTTTAATGTTCTGGAAATCTAGTGCAGTAGATTCTATATTAGTTGCCATTATCTTACCCTTGATACTGATGTTGTTACTGACGTAATTACATTGAGATTTATAACTCTAAATGTAACAGTACATGCAATAGTGTTTCTGTCTGGTTCGTGATCAATATCTAAACCGACTACCTCTGCTCTAGGCTCATAATTAGATATTGCAGTTCGTATTTGCTCATCTAAATCTGTATCAAAATAGTCATCAGCTAATTCAAAAAGTAAATTATTTAGATTCCCTCCAAAAAAAGGTCTAAATGGTTTTTCATATTCATTAGTTAAAAGCAGGTTTTTTACAGCTTGCTTTACTGAATCAAGTGATTCTTTTTTGTAAACATCACCAGTAGGTTTTTTTGTTAGAGTCAGATCTATATCTCTGTATTCTCTGTCTCTTGTAGAATTGACCGTACTCCCAGATGTATTACCATCTTCTATAGAAAAGGCTCTAACTGCCATGATAACTCCAGAAAACTTTTTATCTATTTATATTAGTTTTGCAGTATTTCGATGAACTCTTTATTAGCTTGTACCTTATTATTAAATAAAGTTTCAACTTCCATATTGTACTGTGCAATAAATGTTGAACTGACTTCTGGCATCTCGATTATAATTTCACAATGCAATTCTCCTGAAGGATTAAAATAATCATAGCTCAGAGATATCTTATTGTAGAATAGATTATCTTTCAAGTGCACTGCTAAGTCAAAAGTCTTAAGCAGATCTATCTTACCATTCTGATCTAGTAACTCATAGACAACTACTAATCCTTTTTGTGCTTTATCGTTAAATGATCCAGATGTAAGAGTCTCTCCAGGCGCTTTCCTGTATAAGCCTTCTGTAACAACCATCCTGTGATCTTTAAACTTGCCAGTATCTTCCGATACAGATTTCATTGCTTCGGCATGCAAGTAAAACTGACGAGCTATTGCTTTCCTATTATCTAGACCCACTATGTGATCTATGGATACCTTATCTCCACGACCTCCTAAGAATTTTGCAAGAGTAACTCCTCTTGACAGCTTTGTCTTAGGAGTAATCTCTGTCTGCAAGTTTGGATTATATCTTGGATCTGGAATAATTGGTTTAGCGGAAGGTCTAGGTTTAACTCTTCTAGTTGCTCCCGCAGGTTCAATCTGTCCTAAGAACTTAAGCCCCAAGAATGTAGTAGGTTCTTTTCCAGTAACTCTTCCTACGACAGGCGGTGCACTTCTCGTGTACTCAGGATTGAGAACACCTCTACTTACTTGCTGTGTAACAAACTTTGAATTTACAAAAGTTGCGGCATCTCTCATTTTAGATCTGACTTCTCTCGTGTTGAGAGGTTTATTTGTAACTCCTCCAGAAAAAGAGGTATCATCGAGTGCATTTTTCAACTCGTCTGCAGCATCTACGATAACTGTGGGAGTTCCAAGTGTACTATTTCCGAGATAATCTGCTAAAACACCAGCATTAATACTGCTCTGGTCAGTTAACCCATCTGGTTGTGTATCATCTGTTGGAGTGTCATCATTTTCCCATCCGTTGGGTCCACCGCTCGCTGCAGGGCTTTTAGCGGCAAAGACTGAATTGTCAGCATTGATAGCCTCATCAGCTCGGCCGGTCAAATCGCCAGTGAAGTTAGGCGAAGTCACTCCGTCCGTGTAGGTCGCAGACTTAGCAAACGCGTTCTGGTAGTACATCGTGACAGTTTCTCCGCCGATCACTCCAGTAGCACCAAACACTGATATGTTCTGTCCTGCAACGTTCATGTTATTTGCGCTGATAGCACCTGTAGCCTGTGTAGCGATCTTCATGTCTCCACTCGAAGACACGGTGTTTGTACCCTCGATCATTTCCTTATGATTTCCTCCTACTATAGAGTTCTTGTTTCCAAGTGTAGTCTCGGTAAAGACTTCTGTAGTAGTCTCACTCCTGTTTCCTATCACCGCGTCTCCAGAGTTTCCATACACTTTGTTCCTTCTGTTTCCAGAGACGGTGTGCTTCTCGTCATTTCCTACTTCAACGTTATAGTTACCACCTACCTTCACGTTCATGTCACCCGAGACGTCAATGTCGAGGTTTCCGTTATACGCCAGGTGAGCGTCACCCTCTACAATAACCTTATTATCTCCATGGACGATGTGAACGAGATTGTTTCTCGTTGCAACGACTACAGATCCGTCAGGGCGAATCTCTACTCCAGCACCGGTACGATGCTTGATCAGGATTCTCTCTCCTCCCGGTGTATCGTCTATCTCTATGATGTGTCCAGAACGACTCTCGTCAACCTGATTATACGGATACATTGAGGTGACCGGCTCATCGAGATCAAGATCCATATCGATGTTACCTCCACCGATGTACAACTCGTTTCTCTTGATACCTCTCGCCGCAAGGTTTGTCGAGGGCCCATAGAAGTATGGCGTTCTCGGGTACTCGCCGGATGGATCCTGAAATCCTTCCGGATGTACTCGAGAGTTATCGAACTCTTTCCCTAGCCTCGCGTCACGATCTCTTAACTCGTCGTTCTCTGTACTCATCTAATCCTCTAACACTTCAATTGGATGAAAGTTTCCGTCAGATTTCTTCTGCATCTTCAACTTTCCTTTCTTACATACCCACATCTCCGAGTTTGCACCCGTTCTCATGATCTTTCGCTTCGTGGCTAGACAGTCTGACAGAGACTCACGCGGTGTGAACTCCATAGGTTGTCCAGCACTCATCAAAAATAAAATGAAACCTGTGAATATCTCTATCATTTTCCGTTCCCATTTACCTGATGTTGTGTTTCCATGAGCTTGTCCTTCAGCTTCTCGATGTTTGCCTCGAGACTCGATATCCTCTTCTCGAAGAAATCGATCTGGAGCTTCTGCTGCTGGTCATACGGAGCCTGTCCAGACTCGATCTCCTTCTGCAACTTCTCCAGCTCTCCGGCTATATGCTCGATCAGCATGTACTGCTCGCTGTCGGCAGGTAGCGAGCCCATCTCGCCACGCGGCCACTTGATTCGAAACTCTGTGTTCTGACCGAGATCTGTCTCCATCAGTGTCACCTTCGTCTCTATCTGGTTTATCCTCTCTACTATTCCGAAGTAGCCCCAGGTCGCCAGAGCGCCCACGACTACGAGCGAAATGATGTTTCGCAGAGGCATGGCCAGTTCTGTGTTTTCACTTACCTTTGCCACTCCTGCATTCTTCCTTTCTATCATATTACTAATCCCACTCTAGGTACTCTTGCTCGCCTTTCTCCGCTAAAAGTCTACGGTTACTCTCGTGCTCATCCTTTACGTCATCTTTGTTTTGGCCAGTATAACCTACGGCGTATCCATTCTCGCACATCCACTGGTTTAAATTCGTCCAAGATCCATCTTCGGACACCCATAGCTCGCCTAATATTCGCCCGAACTTCCCGCGACTATCGGCCTCAGGACACCGAAGC